GACCACCATAAAACGCTTTTACAGAATGTGGCTCTAGCAAACCCTCAAAGACATCAGGGATTTGTATCTTAGAAATCATTTTGACTTAACGAACTCTACCTGTACTGAGAAATCACCTTCTACATCAAGCTCTTGTCGTTCTACATAGCCACGACCCTTTCCTTGTGTCTTTAGAAATAGGTCTATGGCTCGTAACTTAACAGTTTCATTAGTAGTAGCCATTAAAGAATGTAATCCTTCCTCTGCAATGTCTAGGCTTTCTTCTCTTATATCTTGCAGTTGGTCTTTATCTTTCAAGGCTCTATCTCTTACAGCAATTCTTGAGATGTCAACTCCATACTCTTTTTTATAAAGCCTTACAGCTCTAGCATAGAGTCCTGCACTCTCTCTAAGTCCACCCCAAAATTCATCATTTGATAATTTCATGTTTTTGTTAAGTTTTGTTAAGTTTAAAAATCATCATCATCAGGAAAATCTCTACCCTTATCACCCATAAATGGTTCGTTAACTGCTGATTCTACAGCATTTGCTACAAAAGGCAACTCAACCTTACCTGTAAGCATTTTGTTTCCTGTGCTTGTTACATACAATTCATCTGTATATTGTTTTGTAACATCATCCCAAGTATTTCTAAATCTAAAAGCTATTTCTAAGTCTTTACCATCTACATTTATATAGGCTTTTAGAATAGGTTTCTTTGTTGCTTGTATAGCTTCAACACCTTTTTTGCTAAATAATCCTTGTGCAATAAAAATAGTTGATGTGTTTGGTTTTGCTTCGTATGCCATTATTTTTTACTCCTAATTTTTGATAATAATGAGTAGCTTTTTGTTACTAAACTACCCAATTGTTCTACTGTAATTGTATTAGTGCCATCTGACCGAATTGATGCAGGTAGCCATCCTTTTTTAGTAGACATTCTGTTAATAGCTTTTGATGTAAAAACCACTCCATGAAACGCCTGACAATGAGCAACACTGTAACCTTTAATAGTTGACCATTTTAGTATGTCTTTATCATTGGTTGTCCACCCTCTCATACTTTGAGCGTGTGCAACAGTCCAACCTAAGTCATTCTTTAATCTGAGTATCTCTATTCTGTCTGTAAATCTGTCTTTATAAGCAAGTGAAGGGTCGCTTAGATGTTCTATAAATTGCTCATAAGTAATCATTCACTCTCCAAATTAGTAGTTACTTAGGGTAACAACTCCCCGATACGACATCTCTGCCAACCTAACGAGGGAAAGGTTTAGGGAATGAAAGCCCTAGTAAAACCCCCGAATACTGTTTCGGCTACAGTAATTCTTAAATTGTTGCTACAGGATTTTCAAATAATCTAGCGTGGTAATCCTGTACTTGTACTAAGCCTTTATCACTGGCTTCTTCATAAATATTTGTAGCCAGCTCTATATCTCCATTAGCTTTTGCTATATCTAAATCATCTTTCATTTGTACAACTTTAGCACCATATTGTTGTGCTGGTGTTAAGGGTTTATTATACGCACTTGGTTCTTTTTTAGGTTTTGAATTAGAAAAATCTTCTGCTTCACATTCCGAGTAGTGTCCTAGCGTGTAAAAACCACAATTTTTTAACAGACTGCGACTTAATGCTCTTTTTTGAGCCATCTCCAATAAATAGAAATTGTTACAGCTCTTGCCTATCTTTGGACTGTTCATAGCTGAAGCAAACATTGTAATAGGCGGTTTACCTTCAAGGGTAGTAATACACTCCATAGCACAATAAGTTTCAGTACATGCAATAATTTTATACTCTACCTTAACTTTAGACTTAGCTTCAATCTTCTCAATGCCCTCTCTCTTAATAATTGTGTAGTGAGCATGTGGAAACATATCTGTTTTTTCCAAGCCATATTTTAAATACAAATCTTTTAATACACTCATTATGTTCTCCCTTTATAAACATACTCAGCCCACTTACATTGCACATCAAATCTGTTTGTACCTTCTACTATATTGGTATCAAACACATGACCAAGTTGTTTTAAATCAAATATTACAGCCGCTAATCTCATAATGCCATAAGTATCATCTGCTTGGCGTGGCGTAATACTTCCTTTAGTCCTAACATACGCTAGGACTTGTTCTTTTTGATTACTCATTTTCATTTTCCATCTCCTTTAAGTCTTTAGATTGTTGTTCTTGCCAATTGACAGGAACTAAATTATCATAATGAATACCATCACTAATATAGTAAATTTCACCAGTATCTTCCATTTCTACAACTTCTCTGCTACCCTTCATCTTAACCATCCTTGCATGTGTACCACATACGGAGTTAATCCAATACAAAATCCTAAAACAAAGTACCTGCCTTGTTTTGTAGATTTTTTAAATTTTTGATGAGGGATTTGATTTCGTCTAAACTCACTTTGAATAAATCCATGTTTCCATAAGAAATGCTTTATAGTTCTAATCATTATTTTTTCTCCTTAATAATGTTTGCACATTTAGTTGAACAACAAATTGTGTCATATCTCATTGGCTCAATACCAAATCCAAAACCAGTTCTTGAATTGCATATCCAGCAATAAGTTGGTTGGGTCTGTGTTTTAGTTGTGTCTTTAGTCATTTGTATCTCCTTGTTTTGGTTAAAAACTGTAAGATTTAATTACCTTACACAGAACATCTTACGCTCTTAGTTCATATAAAGCAAGTTTTATTTACTTTATTTAATAATTGCTCCTGCGTTCCATATACTTCTTCCCAGACTCTCATACCCATGTGATGAATACCTTGTCCGCCTCTATGATGTTCTACGCATAAAGGAATAGTATTAGAGTCATCAGCCTTCTTGCTTAGACTTGAATATTTATAACCAATTAAATGATGAATTTCAGCAGGCCTCATACAAATCACGCATCCATGTTCAGCTAATGCTTCAAATCTAATTTTGCGTTCTTTCGGTTTCATATTGTTTCTTTAATTTACGCCACAAATCCAATCCTTCGCCTATTTCTTTTAGAGAACCTCTGCCCAAGTTAGGAACTTTTAGTAAACTTCGAGTACCATAATCAGATTTTGCATTATAAAGATGCTCTAAATGTTCCATTGTGTAAATATTTTCAGCTTTAAAAATACCTCTAACTCTCGCATTAAATTCACAATTTTCAACAGGTGTGTGTTTTTCTTCATCATAAACATTCTTTACAAAATGTTTAAATTCTCTATTAAAATTCGTCAACATATAATTTTCAAAATTTACTGGTGCTTGTCTTTGCATTTTTAATTTCATCATTTCAATAAATATAATACTTCTTGCTTCTTCTACATTCATTAGTAAAACCCCTCTAATTGTTTGACAGTATTGTCTAAATCATCATCTGAGTAATTAGTTAAAACATGTTCTAAAATAACTTTGGTTGTAAGTTTCCATAGTTCATTAAATTCTTTTTCATCCATTTTTGCAAATGATATGGACTTTGCTTCAATCCGAACAGAACCATCAATACGATAAACAGCATTAAACATTCCACACAAAATAATTAAATCTTTACGAAATCGGTCAAAAGACTTTTCAGGTACAACATCTTTCCATTTTGAATCTTCTAAAGAACTAGGTTTCCAATGGTCAAAAGCAAACTTTACAAGTGAAAACCATTTTTTATGAAACCTGTAATTTCTAGGCTTAACAAAATTTGAAGTTACAACATCATTCTTTATTAACTTGCCAACAAACTCTGCTGAAGTTTGGTCTGCTGGAACTAATATTCCATGACTTGCACCTTCTGCTTCATATTTTTGTAGAGTTATCATCATTTCATTTCATCCATTGTCATATCCATTTGAGATTCAATTAACTTATCTAAATACCATCTAGCTTTTCTTAAATCTTGTATACCAGACTTTTCTTTGTATCTAGTAATGTACTTAACAATGTTGCCCTCAATAAATGTCATGTCATTGCTCGTAATAAAATCAGTTACTTCTATGCTACCTTTTTGGTAATAGCTTGGAGTTATGTTATTGCTCATAATTCTTTCATCCATTGGTTAGCTTCGGTACTGTTCATTCCAGCTTCAGCCATGTAATATTTCTTAGCTTGGTACTGAATATAAGAAGGTATGTCAGTCCATCCAACACCTTGAGGCTTGTGGTCTTTAAAAAAACTCATTTTTGATTCATGGTCTGATTGATTCCATTGTGAGTGCCAGTCTGTTTGTACATCTAAATTATGTGCCAATTTTTTAATCTCCTCGTTGTTAGTTGGGGCTAATTGCCTCATAGTCTTAATTATTTGTGCTGGTAAAGGTGGATGTGCTAAACCCATATCGTAGTGTTGATTTAATGCAATGTGCCATGTGTTTTGTTGATGAATAGTTAGCCTAGAAATCTGCTCAGAAAAATCAGTTATTGTTTTAACCCTGTCAGACTTACTTCTAATAAAATATCCATAGTTCCTCTCACACCAAGAAGAAATCTCCGTAGCAATCGTAATGCAATCTAATTTCTTATTATCAATTTCGTTATTAGCGTACATTTCTAGCATCCAATACTGCTTGATGTATGTCAGCATAACTGTCAATAACTTTAGGTTCTGGTTTTACTTTACCTAACCAGTTAGATACAAATTTTGGCGTACCTCTTGCTGTCTTTTGTTTTTCTGGATTAGATATTAACCAAGTCCGCATTTTTTGTAACTCATGGTCAATGTTAATAGTTGGATATGTTTTGTTTAATTCATCAATCAACAAATTGGTTAGTCTGTATTCTTCTCCACTT